ACACACCAATTACATAGATGTTACCATCTTTTAATACTGATGTGTCTTCTGTTTTTAAGACTTCGCTATATACGCCGCTATTATCGAGGTATATAAACTCACCATCTTTGAGGTTAGCAATTCTATCTCTAATCTCGTTCATGCTTTCAAGCCACTTGGCTTTTTCTTGTTCGCTATCGAAATCCATACTTTCGATAGTCTCATTTATATCAACATCTTCAAATTCTTGCTCATCACCCTTGAAGAACTTTGTATAATTCTCATAGTGTGAAAGTACGTCAAATCCAGAACGAGGCGCATCGTCATAAAGTGTGTATACAGATGCAGTTTCACCCTCATTCTTGAAAGTGGCGACTTTCATGTTGTTCTTTTCTGCGAAGTCAACTGCCTCACTGAAAGATTTGAAGCCTACTATTGCATCGTATTCGTGCAAACCGTAGCTTGTGCCTACATTGATAGTTTCAAGGTTGTTAGCCTTTGCTAATTCTTTTAGATTTTTCATAATCTTTTATGTTTTAATTGTTTAACTTTCGTTCTTAATCACAATGCAAAGATAAGTATATACTTTATCAAAGGCAAATATTCAGCTTTTATTTAACTCATTTTAGTATATACTTATTCAAATGTTAACATTGAGTTAAATATCGATTTAGTATATACTTATTCAAGTAAAAGAATTACCTTTGCAACGTGATTATTAAAATAAAAAATTATGAATAGCAAAAAGCTGTTTTTTATAGAGCTCATTAGCGGCTTTAAAGTTCTCGTAAAAGAGAACGATGCCCGGCTGAAATATGCCGGCACAAAGGTTCTCGAAGAAATAAATGTCGAGAACTTGACAGGCTGGTGTCTTGCCTATATTAAAAAGACATACGGTGGTCTTCTTGAAGACCCAGAGCGTCTTCTAAAGCTGTACTTTGATTCACCGGCTGAAGAAGATATATTTATGTATATTTACGGCTGCGAATATAAAGATGCGTACAAGTATGTTCGCAGTCATAAAGTTGGACTCGCCAGAATTTTGCTGGCAGGTAAATATATAATCAAGACGTTTTCATACGAGCCGGATAGAGAGAACGGCAAGTACAGATACCCTTGGAAACGGGTTGCCCGGCGGTCATACGATTGGGTGATGCCTGCTGGCGACTACTTCGACGCAGACGGTGGCCGCCGCATAGAATGGCGAATGCCAGATGTCTATAATAGCAGGCAAGAGGCTGTTGTAGACTTATATGGCTACAAAAACGCTATCACGCCGAAAGACGGTGATGTTTTAGCACGAAACAACGGCGATGTAATCATTTACAAAGAATGCCCTGACAATCCTGATGGCAAGGCATATTTCTATGCCATCATGAAAAGAAAAGGTGAAATTTTCACCAACAGAGGGCTTGTATGGGTAAGTTCGTCTTACATAAATAAGTATAAATATGCAACCAAAGCAGAAAAAGAAACGTTGCTCTCGAAAATGAAAGAGAACGGATATTTTTTTGACGCAGAGAACAAGAATGTAGAGATAATAAAATAAACAACAACCAGCCAATTGTGGGCACAATAGGCTGGTGATTTTCTGATATAATAACGTTAAACCGTATCTTTGTTGATACAAAATTTTGAGAAAAGTTATGAAAGTATTAAATCTTATCATCAAACAAAAGTATTTCGATGCTATCCTTGCAGGTCGTAAAGTGCAAGAATTCAGAGAGGTTCGTCCGACAACCATCAAGAAGCTGTTGCAGCTTGACGAAGATGGATTTGAAATCGAAGATGCAGACGGCAATTCGCAGCCTATCAAGTATGATGCTATTCAATTCTATGTTGGCTACAACAAAGACAGAGATAGCGCACTTGTAGAGGTCGTTGGTGCTCATTGCGAGATATTCGTAGATGAGAATAACGAGCCTATCACTTACGAACACGGCAGGGACAAAGATGGGCAGCCGCTTGTGTGGGTGGCCGAGCAGGTAGTGTTTGATTTAGGCAAGGTACTTTCACGCAATATTAGGGATAAGTCGAAAAAAGTGTAATAATCAAACAAAAAGATTATGGCAAGAAGAAACGGACAATCGTTAAGAGGTCGCATTGCAGGTGCAACGGGTACATACTTGGGCAACAGTGGTAGGCACTCGCTCGAAAGAGGCAACAAGCTGGCGAGCCACAATACGGTTTATAGACAGCTTCGCAATGGCTTTGGAATGTCAGCAGGATAACGAATGAACAAGTTACAAGAAGCACATAACGTAATATGCAGGGTGGCTGAAAAACAGTCATCTTGCATCGTTATGTGCAGCTTGGGAAAGGACTCTCTCGTAACTTTGGATTTAGTCTATCCACGCTTTGAAAGGGTTGTATGTGTGTTTATGTTTTTTGTCAAGGACTTAGACCACATCAACGGCTGGATAAGGTGGGTAAAGAAGAAATATCCAAAGGTCGAATTTATGCAAGTTCCTCATTGGAATTTAACGTATATTCTTCGTGGCGGTCTGTATTGCGTTCCAAACCCGAACGTAAAGCTGCTGAAACTCGCTGATGTGATTAAGGCGGTCAGAATGAAGACAGGGGCATATTACACGTTCTTGGGCATGAAGAAAGCGGACGGAATGAACCGAAATTTGATGCTCAAAGGCTATGAAGCCAACGGCTATGAAAATAACGGCTTAGTCTATCCGCTTGCATCGTGGACGCAGAAAGATGTTAAAGCATATATGCGTATGAAACGGTTGCCGCAGCCAGTTCTATACGGCAACAAGGCATCAAACGGACTTGGGTTCAATGTTGATTGCTTTAAGTGGATGCAGGAACACTATCCGCAGGACTTACAAAAGATATACGCAGTGTTCCCAATGTCGGAAAGAATACTTTTTGAGGAGAATTATAAACAGGATGACAATGACTAGTCATGGCAAAAAAAGGAAGAACATTAAATAGTACATTGGTTCAAGTCGCTCGTGTTGTGAATGGCAGTCCAGTTAGAAGGGAAGGCTTGATAAGACAAGCAGCTGCAAATAGACTGACAAGAATGGGATACATTGGGTATCATGGTAAGCGAGTCGATGCGAATGAAAATGCCTTATTATCAGCCTCAACAGCGGGGGCTTATAAAAAAGGGAGTTCGTCTTACAATCGGAATTTAAACATTGCGAAAGAAGAATCCAAGTGGTTTAGTAGGGCTTCAAAAGGCGCAGTAGCAGGATAACAAGTAAAAGAGACAAGTCAGATGGATAACAAATACTTCACATCAGATATTGTAGAGCTTAAACGCTCGCAGATACACCCCGCAGACTATAATCCACGAAAGATAAGTAACGAGGGGAAATCCGCATTAAAGCGGTCTATAAAAAATTTTGGTGTCTTGGGGGGAATTGTCGTAAACAGGCGAACTGGTAACACAATAGTTAGCGGACATCAAAAAGTTTATATTCTCGACATATTAAACGATTACCCAGATAAAGACTATTCTTTAAGGGTTGAAGTCGTAGACTATGACGAGAAAAAAGAGAAGGAGGCTAATTGTGCTCTTAACTCTCCTAACGTTGGTGGAGAGTATGATTACGACAAACTCCGTGAGCTTATCCCTGACATCGACTACAAAGACGCAGGACTAACAGAACAAGACCTCGATATTATCGGTGTGGATTTCAACTTTCAGACAGAAGAAGAGAACAACATCGCTGATGAACTCGATACACTCATGGAACCCGTCAGAGAGGAAAGACAAGCAGAAGTAGCACAAAAGCAAGCCGAGAGAGCGGAAAAGGTCGCCCACATGAAGCAGGTAAAGCAAGAGGTTAAGGAGGCTGCTACAAAGGCTGCCGCAAACATGGACGCTTACCTTATGCTTTCATTTGACAATTGGGATGCAAAGGCAGAGTTTTGTGAGAAGTTCGGATTTAACCCCGATGAGAAGTTCCTCAAAGGTGAAGTATTCTCTGAAAAGATAGAAACACTTTTAACTGAATAGTTATGGCAAAACCAAAACACGACTATGACAGCATCGACTTCTACAAGCGCATAGAGCAACTTGCAATGAACGGATACACGGATGGGGAGATTGCAAACGAACTCAACCTGTCCGATGATGTGTTTGGTTCTATGAAGAATGGGAACTATCAATGTTGGAACGAAGAAGAAAACAAACGCAGAGGGGCTGAAATTCATAGGGTCTTAGCGCATGGTCGGACAAAGATAGTAGCCTTGCTCCGTGGCGCATACATCAAGGGTGCTTTTGGTGGCAAGAAGACAAAGTCAAAGGTTGTAAAGTTCGTTCAGGATAAGTGTGAGTGCATGGGGCAGAACAAGAAATGTCCATATTGCGGTGGCACGGGGTGGGTAACACTGACGGATAAAGCGGTGGTGCAAGAGTCCGAAATAGAGTTACCTCCTAATATGCAGGCTATCGCCACTCTGCTCTATCATCACGACCCGACATGGCGCAAGACGGAGAACAAGCAGACAGATGAAGATGCTTTGTACTCGGAAAATGGTATCGACATTGACAAGTGGATGAGCGACAATACGAATGAATAGAATAACCCCACAGCAGATATATGCTCCGTTATACCACAATAAGGATAAGTTCATCATTCTTGTAACGGGTGGTCGTGGAAGTGGAAAGAGCTTCAACGTCTCCACTTTCATTGAGCGTCTGTTGTTTGAGGTAAAACACCCATCTCCTGCAAAGAGGATAGTCCATCAGGTGCTATACACTCGTTACACTATGGTATCGGCTTCAATGTCTGTTATCCCTGAGTTTATGGAAAAGGTGGAGCTTGATGGGAACTCGAAATGGTACACACATACCAAGACGGATGTCAAGAACCTCCGCAGTGGTGGATCAGTCATGTTCCGTGGCATCAAGACAAGTTCTGGCAATCAGACGGCAAAGCTGAAATCCATTCACGGTATTACCACCTTTGTTGTCGATGAAGCCGAAGAGTGGGTATCGGAGAAAGAGTTTGAGACGATAATGCTCTCAATCCGTCAGAAAGGCATACAGAACCGCATTATCATCATTATGAACCCTACTGACAACAACCATTGGGTTTATAAGCGGTTGATTGAAAAAACACATAAGGAGGTGATGTATGACGGTGTATCCGTTCAGATAAGTACCCATCCGAATGTACTACATATCCATACTACCTACTTAGACAATATAGAGAACCTCTCTCCCGAGTTCATAAAAGAGGTGGAGGACATGAAGAAGAACAACCCCGAGAAATATGCTCATACTGTTATGGGTAGGTGGGCGGACGTAGCCGAGGGAGCTGTGTTCAAGCATATCGGCATTGTTAAGGAGTTCCCGAAATGGTGCAAGAATGTTGCTATCGGCGATGACTTCGGATTTACCCACGACCCGAGTGCAGGAATACTATGCGGTATCATAGATAATGATTTATACCTCGATGAAATCTTCTATCGTACGGGTATGTTATCATCTGACATTGTAAAGGAACTCAAACGATTTGACAGCTTAAAGGTATTCTCCGAGAGCGCAGACCCTCGGCTGATACAAGAGATACATAACGCAGGTATAAAGATTTATCCCGTTGATAAGAGTGGCAACTCTATCATTGCAGGAATAGACAAGATGCTGTCTTTCGACCATATCTTTGTTACAGAGAGGTCGTATAACCTCCGCACAGAGTTCAGAAAGTATGTGTGGGACACCGATAAGGACGGCAATTATATCAACCAACCAATAGATAAGTATAACCATGGCATAGATGCGGTTCGCTATTATGTCCTTGGGCAACTATTAGGAAAGATTTTGAAACCAAAAGGCGACATTGCAGCAGCTTTCGCCCGATAAACAGGATAACGATATGAGGACATACATCGTAAAATCGTGGTCTTCAGCTCATGAGAAACAAAGGATAACAAGAGTTGAAGCAGACACAGAAGAACAAGCAAGGCAAGCGGTGAGAATTTATTACCGTTTTGACAAGATAGAAAGTGTAACATTAGAATGATAACGACATGGCAACACCGAAAACATTGCAGGAAATCCTCGCATTGGAGGATATCAATCAAAAGATATGCTATCTTAAGAAAGGCAGGCGTACACCACTCCCAAATACAGGAACAAACCTTGCGGACTGGGAGCCGAAGCAGCACGACATCATGAACCCGGAACTTTACAAGAAAATTAAAGTTCTTGTGAAAATGGAGGAAGAGCACTTTGATGGCAAGAAGAAAGTGACAACCCCCGCCAAGTACGAGATGAAAGAGCCGAACCGCATCGCACTCCCCATCGAGCAGGACATCGTGAACATCAACACGGCGTTCACCGTGGGGACGGAGCCGACATTGGACTGCACGCCCGAAGACGATGGCGAGCGTGGGGTGTTCGAGGCCGTAAAGCAGATATTCAAGAAAAACAAGCTGAAATTTCAAAACCGCAAGATTGTCCGCTCGTGGCTCTCCGAGCAGGAAGTGGCGGAGTATTGGTACGTTGTCAAGGATGACGGATTCTGGGCGAAGCTAAAGCGTAAGATTGCAGGCATCTTCGGCATGGTCATTCCTGAATACCGCTTGAAGTCGCAACTTTGGTCTCCGTTTAGAGGCGACACGCTTTATCCGTTCTTCGACGACAGCGGCGACATGGTGGCTTTCTCCCGCGAATACGAAAAGACCGACTTGGACGGCAACAAGCGCAATGTCTTTATGACCGTCACCGACACGATGGTGTATCAGTGGGAAGAAAACAAGACATGGGAGGAAAATTTCGAGCGGTCGTTCAAACACGGGCTTCCCAAGCTCCCTGTCATGTACGGGTACAGAAGCGAGACCCTTTGCGCCAAGGTGCGTTCTCTCCGTGTGCGGTTGGAGAAATGTCTGAGTGGTTATGCTGACTGCATCGACAACCACTTCTTTCCGCTCCTCATGCTTTTCGGTGACTTGCAGCCCGAAAACCTTAGCGGCGATGCGAGAAACAGAATGATGCAACTCACGGGGGACGGGGCGAACGCGCAATACCTCACATGGAATCAAACAAGCGACCCCATCAAGGTGGAGATAGAAACCTATTTCAATCAGATGTACGCCCTTACAAACACGCCCCGTATTTCCTTTGACCAGCTGAAAGGCACGGGCAACGCTTTGAGCGGTGTGTCGTTCAAATATGTCTTCATGGCGGCACACATGGCCGTGCAGAACTATGCGGAGGAACTCGGCCCGTTCTTCCAACGGCGTGTGAACTTCCTCACCGCTGCCGTGGGTTCTCTCAACTCGTCGCTTGAAGCCGCTTCCAAGACGGTGGACATCGAGACGGAATTGGTGCCGTTCATGATTAACAACGACCGCGAGAAAGTCGACACCGCTGCCGCTGCCGTGAGTGGTGGGGTTTGGAGCGTAGAGCACGGCGTGGCATACTGCTCTGACTATGGCGAGTTGCAAGACGAGTTGCAGCAAATCAAGGAAGAGCAGAAGTCCGTACAAGCTGCAACAGAAAAGGAATAGAAATAGATAGTTTTAAGGTACGTTTATTGTTTACATTTTTAGGTCCGTGTCCGTGAGGATGTGGGCCTTTTTCATGCCATTTTGCAACAATGGAGCGGTTGTGGCTTATGAGCCGATTAAAAACACGAAATCCCCTTTTATAATGCGTAATTTTGAACAAAAGATTGTTTCAGGATAACACATTTTAGTATGAACATTTATGAACAGATTTTGGCAGGTCTCAAAACCAAGTTTCAAGGGGTTGAGGATGCCACACTTCAGCGTATCGCAAGCAAGAAAGCTGAAGGAGTAACGGACGAAAGCAAGGTAAACTCTATCGTTGAGGGTATCTCCTTTCAGGACGTATTGAACAGTTATGGCGACTATCGGGCTGATGGAGCGCAGAAGACCGCAGTTTCAAACTACGAGAAGAAGCACAACATCAAGGACGGTAAGCCTATTGAGGAACCCAAACCAACCCCAACACCTGCACCTAATCCGCAGCCTAAGCCAGCAGAGGAAGTTCCAGCGTGGGCACAAAGTCTTATTGACTCCAACAAGACTTTGAGCGATAAACTGGCGGCAATGGACGCTAAGACAAAGGCGGACGTTCGCAACCAACAGATTGACGAGGTGGCAAAGTCATTTGGCATTCCCGAATTTGCCTACAAAGGCAAGCAAATCGCAGAAGATGCAGACCTCAACAAGTACTTCACGGACTTGAAGCAGGAGATGCAGAACAGCGGTTTCCAGTTCGCAAAGTCTCCCGAAGAGGGGAACAACGAACATAAAACAGAAGTGAGTTCCATTGCTGAACAAATCAACAAAGGAACACAAGAAATTGTAGAACAGAATAACAAGTAAAAATTATGGCAGGATTTAAGTACAATTTGCCACCAAAGGAAGAGCAGGAAGAGCGTTACGACGTATCTACTGGGCTTCGTCGCCGTGGCAATTACGTCCTTGATGTCGCAGGATTGGCAGTAGGCAGCTATATTCCATCGTTCACTCCTATTGCAGCCGACCTCAAGGCAAAGACCGCAAAGATTGTGGTAAATGTTTTGGTTGTTGAAGGCGCGAACGATAATGCGACCGAAATCAAGATTGCAAAAGGTTCATACATTCAAGTAGGAGCTATCCTTGGCAATGGAGCAAAGGGTGCAAAGGTTAAGTCTATCGACAAGACCAATACAGAGTATGACAAGGTTACGTTTGAAAATGCTCTCGGCGATGCCATCAAAGTTAATGAAGTTCTTTTCGAGGCTTCCGCAGCTGGTGGCACAAATCCTAAGAACGTCGCTAACTCCGCACTTTATGAAACGCATAAGGTTGCAGACGGCATTAACTCCGTTGCACTCTTGCAGAGAGCATTTGAGATTGAACCAGAGAAGTTGGTAACTCCTTTCTCCGCAAAGGACAAGGCTAACCTCCCACACTTCCAGTTTAACGAGTAAAAGAAAGGACACATCATGACATTGACTATCCAGACTTTGTTTAACGAGCCCGCTATTGTGGGTGCAGTTATCAACCGTGTCCTCCAAACGCGTAAGGACGAAATCTATTGGAAGCAGTATCTCGACTTCCGTCGGACTACTACCCGTGTATTCAAGGACTACATCGGCTCTGTGCGTGGCGTTACCGCAGGTAGCATCAATTCCCGTTTTGGCGAGAAGCCTATCCGTGAGCGTCAGAACATCGGCAGCGGCGTTGGCGAGGTTGCCTATCTCGGCGACCGTTATCAGATGCCCGTAGACCGTCTTTCGGAGTTGCAGGACTTGATAGACAAGTACAACGCTGCCAATGCGGAAGGACAGGTGTCGGCACTCAACGACATCATCACATTCATCTATGACGATTATCGTCAGGTGATGCTTGCGGCTCACAAGCGTATGGACTTGGTTGTCGGCTCTCTCCTTATGACCGGCAAGGCTGTTGTCCGCAACAAGGACAAGGCACAGAGCGAGCAGGGAGCCACCGAGTTCCTCAACATCGAGTTGCCGATGAACTTCATCAACGTTCAGAGCAGCGACATTGTTGACGGCAGCAAGAAGAAGATGGTTACGTTCCTGATGAACAAGCTCAACGAGATTGCACCCGACTTCGGCAAGTATGCCAAGATGGTTATGAGCCGTGGTACGTTCGTCAAGCACATCATCGGCTCTTCCGAGTTCGGCGACATGTTCAAGATGCAGCTGGGGCAGAATCAAATGTACCTTTCGACGGGGTTGGTAACTTCCGAGTTGGCATCGCAGCTGTTCACGGGCATCGGTCTTCCTGCAATCGAAATCAAGGACGATTACGTAAAGGAGCAGAACGGCAAGAACGTGCAGGTATATGCAGACAACCACATCACCCTGCTTCCGCAGGACAAGATTGGCTACATGCGTTTCCACACTCCGTATGAGAGCACAGATCCCGTGCCGGGCATGAACTATTCTGCCGCTGGCGAGGGTGACATGCTCGTGGCTTCCAACCGAGACCACAACGGACGCTATCTCGAATACACCGCAGAGTGGATTCCACAGATTGCAGACCCGACGCTCATCACAAACATTGACCTCACTAAGGTTTCTTAATGAACATCAAGGAATACATATCAGGCAAGTTTCAGTCTTTCGGCATTCAGTTGTCGGAAGCTGACTTGCTGGATATGTCCCTTAATGCTCATAAGGAGCTGGAAGATGATGTGAGTCAAGAGTGCATCGGCTCCGTGTCGGTGGCTATGGCTCGCTTCATTCCCTCCCTTTTGCTCCGTGCTACCTCAATCAGTGAGAGCGGTTTCTCCATGTCATGGAATATCCAAGGTATCAAGGACTACTACTCTCTGCTGTGCAGGCAGTACGGATTAAAGGACGAACTCAACGACAACAAGCCAAAGATACGCATCCTATGATGTACGCTCCACACATATTGCAGGTAAAGCAGGTTCTACCGTTCCAAGAGGACGAGTTCGGGCACGCTATCCCTAATACGGGTGGCGAGAAGTGGGTAACGCTCTGTAAGTGCAGATGCGATGACAACACCACAAAGGAGTTTCATTCTGTCAACGGCGAGGTGTACCGACCAAGCTACCATGTTGTATGTGAAATGAAAGTGGATGTCAAGGCGGGAACGGAGGTAAGGTGTCTTGAGGGCGACAGCGTAAGAGGCGAGGGAAAGGTCTATCTTCCCAAGAGAACGAACTTCTTTAACTATTCCGAGTTATGGTTATAGACAGTGATTTCTCCGATGTAGACCAATTCTTCGATGACGGTGAGTGGGAAGTTGAAAAGACTATGATTGATGTTGGCGATGCAGCCATAAAGGACGCAAAAGCCAACCATACCTACCAGAACCGCACGGGCAACTTGGAAAAGTCCAACACCTACGATGTAGACAAGGACGGGGTGACATTGGAGAATACCGCCGATTACGCGTCATACGTCGAAGCAAAGGGATTTGATGTGTTGAGTGGGCCAGCGTTGAGGGCCGAAAAGAAACTGAAAGAAATTTTTGAATGATATGAATTTTGGAGAAGTTATTACAGCCCTGCAAGATGGGAAAGTCGTAAGACGCAGCATTTGGGGTGATGGCATTTGTGTTGTCAAGCAAATAGATTCTGACATCAAATCAGACATTGTACCAAAGATGCAAAGTCTCCCCAATGACGCAAAGGATTTTGTGTTGGCAAGCGACACGAAAACTGTTCATTACCGCAGTCAGTGTTTGAAACTGAAAAGGTATGCTGATGGCGGTGTTGTCGCTACGAATTACGTTCCCGACTGGCTCGACATCTTTGCAAACGACTGGGAGGTAATAACCCAATAGAACTTATGATAGTAACCACCGACATAGCGGATATTCTCTACCGAGATTGCAAGGCGTTGGGGATAGGGATAGTTCCTTTCGGCGAGACCCTTACAGGTGAGTTGGAAGAAGAGCGTATCACTATCCACGTGAAAGGACAGACCCCGAGCAAGTATTGGGAGAAGTGCTTTGTCGAGGCCAATCTGTGTGTACCCGATTTGGGGGTGAGCATTGCCAATACACTCCGGTTAAAGGAATTGGAGCGAAAGGCGAAAAAACTCTTCAGAAGCGTAACGGGGACATTTGACGACACGAGATACCACTACGAGGTAGATACTATTCACATTGAAGCGGACACTGCTTTGAAGTGCCATTTTGTTAATTGTAGATTATTGTTTAACGTATTAAATACAATTTGATTATGGGAAAGACCATCACTGCCGTAAACATCAAGAAGTTGTGGTACGGCGATACATCAAAAATCACTGCAAAGCTGACAGGCGTTTTGCTTTTCAATCTGCTCAAGACTGCCACGGAGGTGAAGAACGTGCATGGTGAGACATGGACACTCGAGGAGGCAGAGGCAAACAAGACCAACTACAAGAATCAGCTCACCGGCAAGGTGTACCGCTCCGACAAGGAGATGGGCGAAGTGAAGATGAACTTCACACTCGGTGAGTACGACTATGCGACAAAAGCCGACCTCCTCGGGGGTACTGCCGATGAGACGCACTGGGAGCGTGCAAAGGGCAAGGTGAGCATTGAGAAGTACCTCGTAGGACTTACCGAAGATGACCAGTACATCGTTATTCCTCGCGCCGACATTACCGCACGTGAGGCAAGCACCGACAAGGCTGTCGGACTGCCTGTTGTAGGAACGGAGATTGAGCCTACGACAGATGCCGTTGCGCCAGAGTATTGGTTTGATGCGTCAGTAGTTAAAAGCGCATAAGGATTGTTTGTAGGATAATTCGGGGTGGAACGTGGCGAAAGACCACCTCCACCCCTTTTTTATTTTCAGTATGAGCAAGGCAAGCAAATTAATATCAGAAGCAATCTTAGGCAATGATTATGCGATTGTCTACGTGAACAATCAGGCGTACGCTATTCAGCCTCCCACGATAAAAAGGTTGGCAGGTGCTATCTCGTGTATCAGCGACATAGACCTGTCGGAGGGCAGTTCTATAAAGGATATGCTCATGTCTGCAAAGGATAGTGAAGCATACGCAAAGGCTCTCTCGTGGCTTATGGCGGGCGATTTGTCCAAGACAAAGGAATTATGCAACGGGACACTTGATGAGGTCGTAGATGCGCTTGCAGCAGGTTTTGACCTTGTCGGCGTTGCCCCTTTCTTGAAAGCTGTCAGTTTGACGAAGAACGCAAGCCTGCTGGCAGCAACACCGAAGTAGTCGGAAACAAGACCCTTTTAGGGCAGATAGCGTCATTCATGGATAGCTTGCATCTGACGTATGACGAAGTAGTTAATCAAATTCCTTATCGCAATCTCATCATCATGCAGAAAGACAAACAGCATGAGGCTTTCGGTGATGTAGTGAAGAAAATCAGCGGTAAGGAACTCGCAAATAGAAGAAGAAAGTAGATATGGCTGAATTGAAATTCCGTGTACAAGCTGACTACGAGAAAGTCCAGCGGTTACGAGACGAGATAGCGAAGTTAAAGCAGGAGATTAAAGGTGTAGATGCCATTCAGGATCCTACATCCTTTAACAGACTGAATAGTAAGCTGCAAAAGACATCCAGCGAGTTAGGCAGCGTCACAAACAAGATAGCGGAAGCGTCCGCTGCAATGGAAACGGACTTCAAGCAGAAGATATTTGCAGCTTCACAGGGTGTCAACGACTTTACGGAGAAGATTATTGCACAGAAAGGGGTTGTTCGGGACGTTGCCGCAGATGTTAAGCGTTTGGGCGAGGCTTATCGTGAGTCTGTTAAGTCCTCCCCATTAACGTCTGATGGCAAACTTGCCGAGTGGAAGGCAGCCAAAAAGGCTCTTGATGAAGAAAAGGCATCGTTATTTGCTCTCACACAAGAGCAGGCAAATGCAAGGCTATCAGTAAAGAAACTCCGTGACGAATACGCATTGTTACGGCAGGAAGGTGGCGGAACAGCAGAAACCATGGACCTGCTTTCCGGCAAACTCAAGCGGATGAGCGGAATGCTCCTTGGCGGTATGGGACTGAAAGAACTTGCAAGTAGGATTATATCCGTCCGTGCAGAGTTCGAGAGCATGGAAACGTCCCTTAAAGTCCTATTGGGAGGTAATGAGGGACGTCTAAACAATATCATGGGGCAAATTAAAGAATATGCCCTTGCATCTCCGCTGAACACAAAGGATATGGTCGGTGCGGTGCAGATGATGACTTCTTTTGGTATCGAGGCGGAGAAGTCTATCGACTACCTTAAAGCCATCGGCGACATTTCAATGGGCGATACAGGGAAGTTCAACTCCCTCGCATTGGCTTTTTCCCAGATGTCGGCAGCAGGCAAGCTGATGGGGCAGGACCTGAACCAGATGATTAATGCAGGATTCAACCCATTAGAGGAGATTTCACGCAAGACGGGCAAATCTATCGGTGAACTCAAAAACGAGATGTCTAAGGGTGCTATCACTTCCAAGATGGTGCAGGATGCCTTTATCTCTGCCACAAGCGCAGGTGGTAAGTTCTATGGTATGTCAGCAGAGGGCGCAAAGACTCTCAATGGTCAGATTTCCATGCTTCAAGAGTCTTTCGATAATATGTTCAATGAGATAGGCTCTAAGGGTGAGGGGGTCGTAATGATTGCCGTAAAGGCTGGTACTTACCTTGTCGAGAACTATGAAACGATAGGAAAGGTCTTAGAGGGATTGATTATTGCGTATGGGGTTTACAAGACCGCATTAATAGTCAATGCTGCTGTTACGGGAGGAGTTAAGGCGGTAGAAAGTGCAAGCATTATCGTAAAAGGTTTACACACCGCAGCCACTTGGGCGCAGACGGCAGCACAGACGGCACTTAATACAGTAATGATGATGAATCCTTATGTAGCTGTTGGTGCTGCTTTGGTCGGACTGTGCGCTACAATATACGCCTTTACAGATACCACCACAGCGGCATCGGAAGCACAGAAGCGACTAAACGAAGCCAACGACGAAGTAGAGAAGTCCACTGCAAAGGAGATGAATAAGTTGGACGGACTTTGCGAAGTGCTTGAAACCACCAAAAAGGGTTCTAAAGAGTGGAAAGCTGCAAAGGATGCCATTATATCCCAGTATGGGCAGTATGATAGTAAACTTGCAGCCGAGATTGAACGCACTGGAACGCTCACGAGCTCCTACAATCGACTTTCTGAAGCTATCCGAAAGAGTATAGCGGCAAGACAACTCAAGACGTTCTATGACAAGAGTGTGCAGGAAACAGAAGATGATAATCAGAAACGTAGGCATGATGTCTATGAAACGATACGAGGTAAATATGGTGCGCAAACTACACGATTGTTAATGAGTCATCTTAACGACTATGCTAACGGGAATAAGAAAGCTCTACAATCTAAAGTCGTTTATTACAAAAACGGCAAGGCGACCAAAACAACCGTAAACGACCTATTGCTGGGTGTAGGTTTCGACGCATCTGGTAACCCATTTAAAGATAGTGGATATGGAGGATTGATTTCCAATATCAACAGAATTAAAGATAATAATAAAGAACTGAAAGCCAGTGTAAAGCAGTTTATGGACGAGAACAGTATCGACCATAAACAGGGGAATGAGATTATTTTTGGTATAAAAGCACCAGAAAATATCGGTAAGACCAGCGAAAACTACAATAAAGCTGTAAGTACCGCAAGGGCAGATGTTCTTTCTGCAAGAAAAAAACTCGCAAGGCTTAAAAAAAGTGGCAAAGCGACTATCGAGCAGGTTCAGAAAGCACAAGAGGAACTTAAGAAAGCTAACGAAAGCTACAAGAAACTATCTGGAAGTTCATTAGATAGTGAGGAGAAAGCATCTGCAAAGGCAGCTAAGAGTGCTGAAAATGCAGCTAAAAAGGCACAGAAAGAACGTGAAAAAGCAGCAAAAGCAGCAGAGAAAGCAGCCGAGCAGCAGAATGAAGCCAACGAGAAAGCCTTTGAGATTGAAACAAAAGCGAAACTTGAGAATAGACGAAAAGCGGAGGACTTAGCAAACGAAACCGAGCAGGCAGAAATAAATATCCTCAAAGACGGCAACGAGAAGAAACTCCGACAGATAGAACTCAACCGCAAGAAAGAGCAAGATGCTATCGACAGAGCATTTGAGGACATCAAGCAGCAACGTATCGAACAGGCTAAACAAAAGTGGGAGGCAAACCCGAAGAACAAGGGAAAGAACTTCTACGCCAGCTCCGGGTATGCATACGCTTCATCTGATGAGCGATACACTGATGAAGAATACAAAAACTATGATGCAAAAACAAAGGCGGCATGGCATAAGTATGACGAGGAAATCGCTAAGCTCAAAAATGCAGAGATAGTCTATGAAGATAGCCTTATCAAATCCAATGAGTCTTATTTTGACAAGAAAACAGACCTTGTAAAGAAGTACTCAAAAGATGTATCTGATATATATAAGGCTATTTCAGAAGCTGAGAAACGTGGCGATAAGGAGAAAGCAGATGCCTTATACCGCACGCTGACAGAGGCGAGGGCAAACTACGGAAAAGAACAGATGACACTTGCCTTTGAGCAGTTGAAGAAAGACCCCAGCTATGTAGCGGCATTTGACGACTTAAAGGGCGCATCTACCGACACGTTAAACAGCCTTATCGGGCGATTTAGCGAGGTAAAGCAGGCGGCAGGCGAAGCTCTCAACCCCGAAGGGGTAAAGACATACTTCGATGCCATCAACGGAATGATTGACGAGCTTATCAGCCGTGACCCTATCGGAATGATAAAGAAACTCACCGACGAGCTTATAAAGCAGCAGGACGAGTTAAAAGCAGCCGAGAACAGGCGAGATAGAGTAAGGAAAGGCGAAAGTGTAGTTAAGGAGATAGGGTACGACAAAAAACTTAAAAAGTGGGTTGCTTCATATTGGGAGTTGGCGGATGCCGAAGCAGACGCGGCAGCAAAAGGTCAGCAGGTCGCACAGACCACCCATAAGATAGAAAACGCACACAAGACCCTCACAAAGTCTATACAAGGCGTAGCCGATAAGATGGGCGAGTTAGGCGGTAAGATAGGAGGGCAGACAGGCGAAATCTTCTCTCTCTTCGGATCGGTGATGGCCTATTATCAGACTATCTCAGACGGTGTCACAGCGGTAGGAAAGGCCGGTTCAAATGCCATGAAAGCCATTGAATCAGCAAGTGCCATCCTTGCCATCATCAGTGCTGCCATACAGTTAATGCAGATGTTGAGCAGCGTTCTCCCTAATCAAGATGACCTATATGAGAAAGCAGCGCAGAAACAGTCCGAGATAAACAAACTCCGTGACTCGGTGAACGACTATCGCCTGGCGGTGATGAAAGCACGTCACGAGGAAAGTAATTGGTTCTCTGATAGCGGTCTGAAAGGTCTGCAAGATGCCTACGAGGAACACGGACAGGTTGTAGAGACTTATTACAAGAAACTCAACGAGGCGCAAGAGCAGTATATAGACAAGTCATCCGGGCTAAGAAAAGCCATGATTCCAATCGTAGCAGGCGTGACGGCTATTGCCGCAGTGGCAGCGGGCGTGTTCACGGCAGGAACAGGAACGGCGGCTCTCGGTGCCCTCGGCTCTGCCATTATCGGTGCATTGTCCACTACGGCCGTAACGGCAACGGTTGCCACGGCGGCAGGTGCGGCGGTGGCCGGTCTTGCCGGTGCTATCGTCGGCAAGGCCATTGATTCGGCTGTAAGCTCCATATCTTATAAGAATGGACAAGTAGCGGCAAAGGACAACCTCCGCATTCAGACACGGCACAAATCTTTCTGGCGAGGGCAGAAAACCGCCGACCTCAAAGAGTGGGTAAAAGAGAAATACGGCAAAGACCTGTTCGGAGAAGACGGCATGATTGACAAGGAACTCGCTGATGAGGTCTTGAAGAACTACGGGCACAAGCTGCAAGGCGAGACAAAGGAGACGTTGGAGAAACTCGTTGAGCTGAGAGAGAAGTATGACGAGTTCAACAAATCTATCCATGAGTACGTTTCAAAGATGTACTCGCCTCTGGTGTCTGATATGACAGATGCGGTCTGGGCATGGCTGAAAGACGGCAAAGACGCACTATCAGAGTTCAAGAATTCGGCTTCCAAGACTTTTGCGGAAATCTCCAAGGACATGGTCAGGCAGCTTCTTTTGAAGAATGTCTTTAGCAAATACGAGGAAAAGCTATCAGACTTGTACAAGGCTTATGCGATGAAGTCAATTAACGAGAACGAACTCGGGGCGGCGTCTGCACACCTTGCCGGAGAGATTGTAGACAGCATGAACAGCTACCTGCCGGTGGCGCAGAACTTGTTGAAGCAGCTGCAAGAAGGGTTTGCCGCAAAAGGGATAGACATCACGAGCGAGGGCGACGGCTCGCAGACGGCAACCGCCAACGGAGTTACATCTATCACCTTTGAGCAGGCAAGTAACATCATTGCACTCACTACGGCAGGAAATATCTCACGTGACCAGATAAAAGATATTCTGACGGCTAAATTAAGCACGATGGACGTTTCTATGCGAGGTGTTCAGATGATGGCAGTGGAGCAGAAGTCTATTGCGGACGAGTTGAGAACGATACAGGCAAACTCCTATATCGAGTTGCAGGGTATTCACGATGATACGTCTGCAATGAACAAAACACTGAAAGTGTTAAGTAGTGACGTTTCAGACATTAAGAAGAACATTAAAGATATGTAATATGACAGAATTAATCATTAACGGCAAGGATGCCTTTACGGAATGGGGTGTGAGAATGGGCGACGGATTTCTCGATACCCTTAACGGATATTTCCCAATGAAGGAGTATGTCTCCAACAACGACAGAACACAAGACGGGGTTCAGTATGTCGGCACTCCTAAGGTGAACGAGCGAAGTATTGTCCTAAACTTCACTATGGAGGGGGCGAACGCAGCAGACTTCAACGCAAAAAATAAAGCCTTTATAGAGGTTATGCGAGGGGGCGACGTATCTATACAAGTTCCCAATGATGGTGCGGATGTTTATCACCTCAAATACACAGGTAAGAGTTGCACTTTTGCAAGGAACACGGAACGAACCTTTGCAAAACTCGGACTTGCGTTCATAGAACCAAACCCCACCAATAGGACATAAATAAAGGGTAGCTTAACGGCTACCCTCTTTTATTTGTGAAAAAATTATTTTTTTTGATAGTCCATTTTCGTGATATGTAAAAGTGATAATGTCTCCTCTAATATCTCCTACAACATCTTTTCCATTTATTTTTGTAGAAATCTTATTCCCCCTACGTGTATATTTACAAAACTCTAAGTTTTTCACTCCAAATGCACCTAAGCCGTCTTTCCCATCATCTACTGCTATGAGCATATCAACAAAGGATGTAAAGACAATCCTCGTTTTAGACGGGAAACCATTTATTATGTCATTATTAACCCATCTGGTAATGACTATAACCTGTTCCATTTCGGGATTATCTTGATGTGATTCTTCAGACGAACACGCAGTAAATAACACCAATGGCAAAAATGCCAATGCAAAAATAATCTTTTTCATTTCATTATAGTTTTTAGTTGTTTTGATTATTTAATAATTTCTTTGCTTTTTCTAAGCGAGTTATAAATTCCATAACATCATATTGAACAAAAGCCCATTTCCCATCTTCATATCTTATACTCTCGTTAGTTTCAAGTGCCTGCATAACCATATCATGGAGAGAGCCGTCTTTGTCGCATACTATCCCTGATCTCCTTTCATTCTCTTTCATAAAGACACTGATAGCGGTTGTTAGCACCCTAATTTCATTTACATAGTCCTTACGTTTTCTGTATAAGATTGCCAATCTTTCGTATGGGTGTTTAACAGGTAATTGTGGAATAATCGCCTTTTCATAAACATTTATAGCTTCATCTATCATCCTCTCCTTTTCCAAGTTAATTCCAAGACCTATCAAGCGCGAGCATTCCTCGAGATGATTTGATTCCGCGAAAGGTTCTGTTTGTATTGGTTTCTTGAGTTTTTCAATATCTAAATTAGATATTATTTCCAAAAGTGTATTTTCATCTGAAAGCAAGACACTTCTTGGAGCAGAGCCAGTCGCAATACCAACAACTCCCACTTGCTCAAGTTGGTCAATTATTCTCCCCGCCCTATTATATCCAATGTTAAATCTCCTTTGTATTGCACTCGTAGAACCTTGTTGTGTGGAAATTACAAGGCGTGCTGCTTCTAAAAAATACAGGTCAAAATTTAGTAACTTGATTATATTTTCCAACTTAGATACATCTTCTTCTTTTAATTTGGAAGTTATTTTTTCATCTTTTTTCTCCACAACATCATTTGACAATGGCTCTTCATTTACAATATTAACAGAATCTTTTTCTTTAGGGTCAGGAATACACAATCCTATAATTATACCACCTATTGACAATAAGGGAAACCACCACCAAGAAGCATTCCCGAGTGTTGGTAAAATGACAGACAGAAAAAGCGAAACGAAAATAACAAGGAAACGTAAAGGGTTTGCATTTATAGCTTCATTTTCTTTCTGTCTTTTCAATTTTTTATATGTAGTATTTCTTGCACCACTTATCTTTTGTCTTGCATACAACCCTGTTCCGGGTATTCCTACATTTGCATAAACACCTTTCTTTCCTATCGTAATCTTTGCACCTCGTGGTCCAACAGATAGACTTGTGCCACTTTTGCTTACATTCAAGTGTACGCCTTTGGCTATTTTAATACGCTTGCGAAATAGTATTCCCATTATTTCTCACACTTATGAGTTTTTCTAATTCCTGCCAACTTTTAGCATGGTAAATGTTGACACCATCCTTAACAAATGCTATAAATTCTCCATTCCCTGCCACTTCTTCGGGCGAAACGAACAGCTGCCATATAGGAACATTGAGAGCGGAGGCAATATCACTTAGTTTGTCCGTGCTGAAACTATTACGTGATAGTGCTTGTGAGAGAGATGTACGACGAATACCTAACCTTTTAGCTAAATCTTCTAATGTAATACTTTTCTCTTTGCAAATATCTTTTATTCTAATGTCTTGTTTCATATTGCAAATATATAAAATATATACATAGGTGCGAAAAACACGCTTCAAATCTTAACAACATTTAATATACATATATACGAACATCTTTATTTGTTAAAGTTCGCTAATGTGCGAATATTTTATTATCATTTTCTTATAAGTGTTCGCAAATATGTATATCTTTGCATTGTGATTAAGAAACAAAGTAAAACTATTAAACTATAAAGATTATGAACGCAACTATATCGCTGATTAAATCAGACATGGTAACAGAGGCTATCAAAAGCGGTAACACATCTAAAATTGCACAGTTGATAGCAGACAAAAAGAAAGCTCTCGCAAATGCTATTGAGAACGCAAATTTTTACAAGAGCATTGGTAATGAAGAATTTGCAGCAACAGAGCAACAGAGAGCTAACAGATTGGTAAAAGATATTGAAAGATTAAGCAAGTAAAACTATTAAACTATAAAGATTATGAGTACAACATTAAAGAACACTATGAGAGAGGTAATGAATCTTGCTTGGCAGTTCGTACGCAAGAATGGTTATACATTATCAGAAGCGTTAAAGTGCGCTTGGGCAAACATCAAGTTAAAAGCAGCCCTTAGCAAGCGAGTTGTTAAATTCTACTTTCAGAAGGTAGATGGCAGCATACGTGAAGCATATGGCACTCTTATGAGTGAAAGAATACCAGCAACAAAGGGTACAAAGAAAACAGCAGACACTTGTCAAGTGTACTTCGATACAGAAAAAGACGAGTGGCGTTGTTTCAAAAAAGCAAACTTAGTTAGAATAGCATAAGTTATGAACGCATACGAAAAGTCAAATAAGATTGAGGCGGTAAAATTAAGCCGCCTCTCTCACAAAGAATATAAGGCGGTATTGTCAGCTACTGAAAGCATTTCAGACCGTCAGAAGCAAGCTCAAGCCCTTTGCAGCTATCTTTCTGCACGATTCAAAGTGCCTGCACCAGTGGTGAGAGTGGTTAATCGCTCGCAGCCACACAGCACGGACTATCGTGGTACGCTTAGAAGCAAGACACTGGGCACATACGCACCTACATCACAGGTTATAACGCTCTATAACCTTACTGCAATTAAAAAGCAGGTAGTGTCAATCAAGCAGATGGCAGCCACATTACTGCACGAGTATATACATCATTATGATTTCACGGTTCTGAAATTAGGTGTATCGCCACATACAGCTGGCTTTTACAAAAGAATATCAGATTTAGAAAATAAACTAAAATAGGTAACGTGGGGCTAACCACCTCACACAAAAACGAAAATCATGACGACATTTAAGAATTTCACGCCCCATGCCATCACATTGAATGATGGCAGAACGTTCGCCAGCGAGGGGCTGGCAAGAGTATCAGCAACATTTTCGGACTTTGACGCAGATGGGGTTTGCATACAGCAGTTCGGCGACGTTACCGGACTGCCAGCACCGGCAGCCGGTGTGCTGTACATCGTCAGCGCACTTGTGCTGACAGCGGCAAAGGCGGCTGTTCGCACAGATTGTGTCGCCCCAGCAACTGGGCACCCCGATTGCGTGAGAAACGACAAGGGGTTCATCGTATCAGTCCCTGGGTTTGTTCGATAAGCGAACCCGGTCTGACCTATTAAGCCACAATGTTTAAATTGTGGCTTTTCTTTTTGTCCCTTACTCTGTCATTCATTATATGCTCGTTATCTTTGCGGATATGGTAATATACGACATCAACGGCAACAAGATACTCGACGCATCGCTTACAAGCGGTGCAGAGCACGAGCAGGAGATGGGGAAGACCGACCTCGTCCGTCTGTCGTGGCAGAGCGATATAAAGGTCACTTTGCCTGCCGGTGCGTATATCGTGCCTTTTGATGACGGCTTGAAGTATAGGTTACTCAACTCGTACACACCCACAGAGGATAGCACGGCTTTCAAGTACACCCCCGAATTTCAGCATCCTTTGATGTGGCTGTCACGTGTGCCGTTTCTCTATGATACCACGGATGCGGATAAGAACCCTGTCAAGCAGCAAGAATGGTCATTTGAGGGACTAACAACAGATGCGCTTGAACACGCCTGCAAGGCTGTCAATGAGGCGTTGGCGATAACAGAGAAGGCACAGCAATTCACTTACACCCTTTGCGGTAACGTGGATGCGTCTGTTTCATTCTCGGTATCTTCTAACGACATTCTTTCTGTATTGTCTTCTATCGCACAGGCTTGCAGGAAAAACACTTGCGAGTGGCATCTGTCATGGGAGCACAAAGCGTTGTACTTCGGTCAGATAAGCATCAGCCTCGGTGAGGAAGTGCCCACGTTAAAGGCGCATGACAATGTACAAGTTCCTAACATAAGCGACAGCAAGGAGAATTACTACAACTGCTTTTATCCGCAGGGTTCGACGAAGAACATGTCTGTAAAGGCACTTGTCGGCACTGGCAACGTTGCGACCCTCCTAAGGTTAGGGCTTGACAAAGAAACCTATCCAGACGGATGTATCTATGTAGATACAGACGGTAATATCACCACAAAGGCAGCTTTTGACGCTTCAAACGCCATCAAACAAACATTAGCTCTCTCCTTTGATGATGTCTATCCGCATATCGACTTGTATGTCTACAATGTCCGCAAGCACGTCAGATACTTAAAGAACGAACAGACAAAGGAAATAGAGCTTGACAGCAGGGGGAACAAGAAGACCTATACTATTTGGTATATGCGCCTCGCTTTCCCGTCATCCACGCAGATAGCAGGCAGGAACGCCGTCAACATAACCCACGACAGGAACGAAAGCGGAGAAACCATCACGCATTACTGGTATGATTACGGGATAGAACGCAAAAAGCAGGTATTACAGGGTTACACGCTCAAAGGAATATTCAAGGTCAACACCCACGCAGTAGATGGGCATTATGATGCACTCACGCAGGGACTTGTAGGCCAGCCTAACGGGCAAGATGGATTTGAACTCCACTACCACGAGATAAACAACCCTATCACTCCAAAGCCAAACGAGGGCGATAGCGGTGTAGACATCTTAAAGGGTGATTACGAAATTATCAAGTATCAAAGTGGTGACACGATTATCCCTACCAATGAAAGTGAGGGGCTTTACCCAAGAGGAAACACCCTCCCTGACCTTACGTGTAATATGGTCGTGCTGTTTAACATCGTAATGGGTGAGCATGAGACGAAACTTGCACAAGAAGAATTAGCCGCACGAACTATCAAGGAGATAAAAAGACGTGTGCAGGATAATAATAACTACTCATTCGCTTCTAATGCGGTAGCTTTCGCAAACAAGAACCCAAACCTTTATATCGGTCAGAAAGTCACCTTTGACGACGGACAGGGGTATAAGTTAAAGACGCGTGTCATAAAGCTGGTTACGAAGCTGGACTATCCGATTATACAGGAGATAACCGTTGGCAATCAAGCCGTCAAGGGTACAATCTCGCAGTTAAAGGAGGATGTAAACAATATCCTATCGGGTAATTTCAGCGGCGGCGGCCTGAATGCGACGCAGACAAGCGAGTTGGTGAAGAACTACGTCGACCCACGCTTCCTCCGCAAGAACGCCCCCGATACGGCACAAGAGCTGATAACGTTCCTGAAGGGGATTGCGGTAGGTGACGGCTGCGACATTGACGGAAAGGGCAATGCGAATCTGCTGGACGTCATCGCATCCGCCCTTAAAAGCAGGGACTTCCATTCAGGCCTGCTCGACGGCTCGGGCTACGGAATCTACGAGGACGAGCACGGAAAGAGCGTGGCGGAGGTGGACAGGCTCGAGGTCAGACAGAAGGCGACCTTTGCCGAGTTGGAGTACATACGGCTGGCATTCACCACAGGCGACGTGGGTTATACGAGCGCAGGCGGCAGAATCGCTTTCGTGAAGAAGACAGGGAACGTGTTTCGTTGCTACTTCTTGGCTGATGACGGAGAGAAGCGTGTCGCCAACGAGTGGCGGGTGGGTGATATGGCTATGTGCAGGACGGCGAACCTCCTGTCACGGACGACGAAGCAGGCGGCCAACCGCTACTACTGGAGGCTGGTGGTGAACACAGGCGAGGAGACAATCGGCGGAAAGCTGTACTACTTCATCGATCTGTCAGACATCAGGGGAAGTCTCGAACTGACCATTGACGGAAAGAAGCATGTCTGCGTGGGCATGGACACGAGCACGGAGAATGACGTGCCGCAGGCGGAGGACGACATCATACAATTAGGAAGCCAGACCGACCCAGACAGGCAATACGCTTATGTCATCTATGTGTCGGAGGGAAAGCGGGTCGACTATGCCGGCATCAACGACTACGACCTCACACGGCACATCGTCAACGAGTTCTCGCCCAGGGGAACGACGATACGCTCCGACAGCTTCAAGGTCATATCAGGAGCAGGGACAGGCACGGGCAGCCCCCTCGTCTGCGAGCGCGGGGCGTGGTACGATGGAGCCGTGTCCGGGCACTACGATCACTGGAGCCACAACAACGCTACGTGGCTGTGTGTTGTCGGAAAAGGGAAGACTACGACAAGCGAACCTAAGGACGGCAGCCCGGAGTGGCTCAAGGAAACCTACGGAGAAAGCAGTACCGAACTGAACATTTTCGCCGACCGTGGGAATATCATCCGCAACGGACAAGGGAGCGTCACGCTGACAGCTGTCGTCACACATGGCGGCAAGGATATAACTGACACGTTCCCTATGTCAGCATTCTCGTGGACGAGGAACAGCGGAAACGAAACATACGACACGGAATGGAACAACAGGCATATCGGTGTAGGAAAGACTATTACAGTTAACGCGGAGGATGTATTCAAACGTGCAGTGTTCGAGTGCATATTAGACAATTAATTAAAAATAGATATTATGGCAACAACAGCAAGAAACCAGATTACCATTGTAGATTTGAATGACGCAAAGAGCGTACAGGTGTATTTCACAGCCACGCAGGGCTTCTCGCAGGGCTACAACCCCGACACGAACGTGTACGCTCCGAACTATCCTGCGCAGAACAACGTCATCACCCCGAAGGTGTATGAGAGTGGCGATGCAACGGAGCATTTGGCGAACTGTACGAACGTGACATACACCGTCAACGGAACGGCGATCACGGCATCGACGAACAACACGAACTACGCCGTCAACGCGGCCAAGCAGCTCGTCATCAAGGGCAACCTCACGGCAGACCTCAACGTGACGTTCACGGCCGACTATGTGGATTCCGACCGCATCACGTCCAAAATCGGCGGTTCGTTCGCCGTCATCCGCAACGTCACGAGCGGCGCGCTGTTCTCGGTAGTGCTGACCTGCCCGAAGGGAAACATCTTCGACGCGGCGCACCCCGGCGACCTGACCGTCACGGCGCAGTGCTTCCGCGGCTCCGTGGCCGACAATGCAGGAAACTCATTCACATGGGAGCAGTTTGACACCGCATCGGGGCAGTGGAAGGCTGTGGCATCGGGGCGTGCCGACGGTGCGACGCTGACCGTGAAGCCCGGGGACGTGCTGAACTTCCAGACCTTCCGGGTGCGCGCCCATGACAACGGCGGCAACGGACAGACACAGGCCGACGCACAGGCCCTCGTGACGTTCCAGGACCTCACCGACCCCTACACCGTGGAACTCTACTGCCCGACAGGCGACAAGATCGTCAACGGAGCGGGGCAGACCACCGTGAACGCACGCGTATGGCAGGGCGGACAGAAAATCGAGGACGAGGCAACGCCGGCGGCGAGCCGCAGGTTCGACTACGCATGGACGAAGTTCGACAAGGACGGCAGGCCGCAGAACTGGAACGGCACGACATCCAACGTCAGGACCGGCAACCCCGTGACCGTCCTTGCGGCGGAGGTCAGCACGAAGACGACCGTCGTCTGCGAGATAACGGAGAAATAACGGCACATACGGAACTTCCGACCGGACGGACGGAAGTTTCTTCACTACACACACAAGAACATGGCAGGAAAGATTATCGCAAGGGGGCAGATGACGATTGCGGGCATCAGCGACGGCAAGACGAGCTACCCATACATCCGCTACTCGGATGACGGAGGAAAGACGTTCACGGCGCAGCCGGGTATCAGACGGCTGTCGTCGTGGGAATGCGAGAAGTACGGAATCAGACCGATCGAGTACGTGGACAACTCTGATTTCGCTTATACGAAGACCGGAATCCTCGGCTCGGACGATGCCGTGATGGAACTGGTCACATCTGTGACGGACTTGATTCAGAATTACTCGATGATGGCGGGATGCAGAACGTTCAACCCCACAAAAGAGCTGTACATCGGCACTTACAAGACAGGCGGCACGGTGTATGCCGTCGGCGCATTCGGAAACGTATTCAGCAAGACTTTCGCCATCAAGGAGGATGCCGTCTTCTCGTACAGGCTCTCCAGCGAAGGGTTCTACGTGGACGGAAAGAAAGTCGGCGGAACGCCGGCATACGTCCCGGGTTCAGTCCCGGTAAACGAGATCGCCGTGGCCTCATGGAACGACAACGGCGCATTCTCCCAAAGAATCAGACAGAAGATTTATCATGCCCGTGTGAAAAGCGAATCGCAGGGAAAGGAAACGGATTTGTTCCCGGCCGTCAATTCCGAAGGCGTTGCGGGTCTGTTCGACAGGGTGGATGGGAAATTCCATGTTTCAGATCTGAAAGGGAAGAGATATGTGAAAGGGGACGACGTTCCCCCCGACGACACATTCGGCACGACCCCCGGCGAGTGGATGGGCGTCGCTTTCTCCGACAAGGGCTACCCTCCGTTTGACGTGAATGAGTACACGTGGAGCAGGACGAAGGGCGACCCGGGCAAGGGCGTGAAGTCGGTCGTGAGGTACTTCGGACTGTCGGACAGCCCGGCGAGAGAGCCGAAGAGCTGGTCGCCGGTCCCTGCGACGCCGACGGACGAGATGCCGTATCTGTGGGCTTTCGACCGCATCACGTACACGGACGGGACGAGCGTGGACACCACGCACGCCTTCGCCGGTGCGAAGGGATCACAGGCGGAGTTCCACCGGCTGCGCACCGTCGCCGAGACAGCCTCCGTGGGGACGGACAACGTACTGACGGTGATGCTTTCCTACGAGATAGAGCACGTCAGGGGAGCGCAGGTGACGGCGGTGGCGGGCGACAGGAAGGGCATCCACGTCACGGCGCACACGTCAACGGGGGCGGAAATCCCCATGACGGCCGGAGCGAGGAACGAAGGTCATTACGAAATGCAGGACTACTCGAAGCAGGCGAACCGCCCGGATTACATCGTCGTGGAGCTGAAGGACGGGGCTGACAGGACGCTCGACAGCCGCACGGTGCAGGTGACGATGGAGGCGGCATCCTACGTGGACGTGGTCGGAGATCTCCGCACCACCGTCTCGCAGCACGGAAGGAACATCTCCAGGATAGAGCAGAAGGCGGACGGCATATCGCTGAAGGTGGAGGGGATGAAGAACGGCGTGAGGAATCTCCTGAAGGGAGGCAGGCTGAACGTCTCGTTCTCGACCTACGGACTTCCGTCCGCTTTCCGTCTGAAGCTCAAGCCCGATACCGACTATACGCTGACGGTCTGCGGACGCATCAGCGAGGATGCGCTGAAGAAGGGACAGACGCTGCGTACGTACGTGTATGACAAGGACTGGAATTGGGCTTCCTCCTGCGGCATCCAGTCCACATCGGACACTGCGGCATCCGTCACGTTCCGCATACCGGCAGACAGGCATTCGCCGGAAGACTACTATATCAGCTGCTTTCCTTACCCGGACCAGGAGCCAAAGGGCAGGAACGGCGAGGTGACCGTCAGCTGGCTCGTCCTCACAGAGGGCACGCAGGCGGCGGCATCGTGGATTCCGGCAGAGGGGGAGACCGGCGAGGAAAAGGCGGCGGAGGTCGAGGCGAGGCTCGAGAACGGCGAGTTCAGGGTGAAATCCGACAGGACGGTCTTCGTCGACGGCAACGGAAAGGAGACGGTGCTCATCAAGGACGGAAAGCTGTCCGCGGAGCTGATAGATGCCGTGAAGCTCGTCGCCGCCGGCATACGCGCCCAGACGATAGACGCGCAGAACGCCGTGTTCAGAAACCTCACGGTGGAGGGCGACAGCACGTTCAAGGGGACTATAAACACGGAAAACGGAAGCATCGCCGGATGGAAAATAAAAAGGGGGATGATAGGCTACGGTGTCGACAGCGACGGACTGACCATCTTCGACGACTGTCTCGTGTACAACTATCATAAAAAAGACAAGCAGGTAATCATCGGCGACAGCCCCCTCGGAGTATACTTCGGAAAGGCCATTTCTGCGAGCTTCACGAACGGCGTAGACGACGGAATGGAGAAAATCGGGGTTTTCGTCGACATGAAGTCTTCTCCGGCGCAGGCGAACAATTACGCCGTTTACGCACAGGGCGGGACGTACGGAGGCTTCAGACGCTCCCTCCGTGTCATTTCAGACGATGCGGAACTGAAAAAATGGGATTCCGCCGTTCTGTTCACGGGAACAAGAAAAAAGAAGATCACACTTCCGGCTTCTCCGGAGGACGGAGAGGAGTTCATTGTGTATATTACAAACTACCTTGATTCTGATTTGGAGTTCGCAACCACCGACGGTTCCGGAGTTGACTTTTATCATGACACCTACGATTCCGGAACAGATTACAATATACAAAGACGGATACAGAAACACGTCCTGCACGTCGTATACAGCAGGAGAGGGAACACTTGGTGCGTCTTCTGACACCGGGGGCTGCTGGATTCAGGCACATGACATAATACAAAACCAACATATAAAAGTATAAAAGAAAGGAAAGAAATCATGAAGACAGTATCATCAAGGACAGAGAAGACGGTGGTGGCCGACCTCGGCCGCTTCCGCCACGTGGTAAGTTACACGGCGGACGACACCGACCCGAAGGCCGTCAAGGTCATCCGCCTCGAGGACAGCGTCGTGAACCTCGCCGCACCCGGCGTGGCCGGCACCCCGAAGGGAAAGCTCGCATACGACGGCGTGAGCGTCAAGGCAGAGGAGATAGACATCTGCCCCTGCTTCGCCTCCATCGTGGAGGACCTCAAAGCCGTCTGCGGGGCGATAGAGCACGGCGAACCGCTCCCCGACAGGGCGTTCCCGGCGGAGGAGCAGGCGGAAAAGGAAGAGAAACTCGAGGACAGGGAGGATTGACGCATGGATTACATAGGACAGTTCAAGTACGTCACCGGAAGCATCATCAGCGGCATCGTGAGCCTCTTCTTCCCGATAAGGGACTTCATGTACGCCATGCTCGTCGTATTCGTCGTGAACTACGTGTTCGGCCTCGTCGCGGGGATGGTCAACGGAGAACGCTGGCAGTGGCGCAAGTCGTTCGTGTTCTTCCGGCACTGCACGCTTTTCTTCGTCATGACGGCGTCGGTGTTCGTCACCGGGCATTTCCTGCACAACGAGGCGGAGACGGTCGGCGTGGTGAAGGTGCTCTGCGGAGTGGCCATATGGTTCTACGGAACGAACATCGTGCGCAACTGGCGGCAGATGCTCGTCAGCGGCACCACGATGTGGAAGGTGGCCGGGTTCGTCTACTACGTCCTCACGCTGAAGGCCGTCGAGCGCATACCGTACCTTTCGGAGTACCTGCGCACGACAGGGACGAAAGAGGGAGGAAACGACAGGATTGAATAAGGAAAGATGAAAGCAAAAGGAGAAACAGGAAAATGGCAAATTTCACACTTGGAGAGATGGTGCAGTCGTCCACGGCGGAGCGGCTGGGAATACCGAACAATCCGCCGGCGCAGGTAAGGGTGAACATCACCGAGACCATCCGCCTGCTGGAGTGCGTCAGGGCGGAATGGGCGGAATACTGCGAAAGGCGTTCCCTCGGCACGCCGGCGATACGCATCACCAGCGGCTACCGCTCGGCGGAGCTGAACAGGGCCGTCGGGGGCAAGAGCACGTCGGCGCACCTGTACGGCTATGCGGCCGACCTCCAGCCGGTCAACGGACGGCAGGACGAGTTCGAGAGGTTCATGGCAAATGAGTTCAGCAAGATGGGCTACGCCTACGACCAGATAATCATCGAACGGTCTAAGACGGCCCGGTGGGTGCATGTGGGATACAAGCGTGCCGACGGAAAGCAGAGAAGACAGTGTTTCACATTGAAAGTAAAATGAACATGGAAGAAAAGGAATATGAAGAGAAGACGAGGGCGTTCGTGTACTCGGCCGCCTTCTGCGCGGCCGTGCTCGTCATCGCACTGCTGTGCGGATGTTCGCACAGGACATACGTGCCCCTTCAGTCGGTGCGCACGGACACCGTCTACATGGCGAGGAAGGACAGCGTACACGTCAGGGACAGCCTCGTGGAAAGGCAGGTCGTGAACATCCGTGACAGCGTGGCGGTACACGACAGCGTGGTGATTGTAAAGAACGAGCGGGGCGAGGTAAAGGAACGGCTGATTGTCCGCTACCGTGACCGCTGGCACGCATCGACGGACAACATGACGCTCCGGCGGCAGCTGGACCGTTACAGGGCGCAGAACGACAGCCTGCGGGCGGCGAGACGTGACAGCGTGGCCGTTCCGGTGCCTGTCGAAAAGAAGCTCACGAAATGGCAGAAGTTCAAGATGGACGTGGGAGGCTGGGCGATAGGCGCGATGTCGGCCGTCCTGATTGCCGCCTGCGCATACGTCCTGATGTGGCTGGCGAGGAGACGCAGGCTCGTCTGACAAGCTTATTCTTGTGGATTCTTGTGGATTCTTGCGGATTCTTGCATATTCTTGCAGAACTTGCAAGAATTTTCCCCTGTACGCTTGCAGGTCACATGGAAAATCGCTATATTTGCAGAGAGTTTACATTTCATCAGATTAAGGTTTTTTAGTTTAGTTTCATCAAGGTACAAGATTGTTTTTTTTCAGGATGACCCTGCAATCCGTGAGGACGAGCGGGGTTTTTCCGTTTGACGGCACGTGGATATAAAACGAAAAAGGGGAGCACCTGCACGGCACTCCCCTTTCATCGTCATTTTCCTGTCAGCGTGATTTCCTCTCCGATGACGGCGTTCTCGTACACGTCACGGCTGACGGGCATCTTCTCCGTCATTCCCCCAGATGAGACGACGAGGAAATATGCCGTGTCGACGTGTCTGCTTTCGGACGGCAGCACGCCCCTGTCGACGGTCTCGGTGTGCGCCGGAACCTCCGACTTCTCCGTCACCTTTCTCTTCGCCGGCCGTCTCCTGCCCTCCGTGAAGGCGGCGAATCCGAACACGAGCAGCGACACCGCTGCGAATACGATGATTTTCGTCCTGTTCATGGTTTCCTGTTTTTCGTCAGTCCCAGTTCCCCTGCGAATCTCCGGAGCGTGGTTTCTCCGCATCCGACCGTCTCCGCAAGCTCCCTGTTCGTCTTCCGTGAATAATTCTCCTTCAGATACTCCTCCTGCGCCTCCGACAGGACGAGCCGGCGGTGCTTCTTCCTGTCCGCCAGCATCACGGAGCGGTCCGCCTCGAGCTGCCGTTCGGGGTTCAGGGCGAGGGCTTCCTTTCCGCTCTCGCATATCCCCTGTTCGGAGACCAGCTTCGTCTCGATGATGTCGAAAGCCAGCCGGCAGTCACGGTCGGCGTTGAGGTCGATGCCCCCGCAGTCACGGCACACCAGCTCCTCCACCGTCCGCCACGCCCGCAGGACAGGCGTGAGGTCGCCCTTGCCGAACGTCCTGCGCAGGTCCACCGGGCGGCACGGCGGCACCCTGTCGAAGAACTTGCCGAACAGCTCGACGGCGAAGTTCAGCATCTCGTACGCCGTCATCACGTGCGCCTTGACGGAACTCCCCGGTATCATGCTGCGGTCGAGCACCCTCTTGACCGACTGGTACAGGATGAACACATGCGGACGCAGGTGTTCGTTCACGCTGTCGAGGTAGTCCATGTAGAACCGCCGCTTGTCCTCCTCTCTGCTGATCATGTCGTCCATGTTCGCGCTGTCGAACACGCCGTACCGGGCGACGGCGTCGTTGCAGGCCTTCTTCACGCCCTGCCTGTACAGGCCGGCCTTCCTTATCTCTCCGATTGCGTCGAGCATGACGCTGTTGGCCACGTCGTTCGCTCCCCCGATGATGGTGTGGAACAGTGCGGAGACGTGTGCGAACGTCTCCCTCTCGCGGTCTGTAATCTCCCTGTGCCGCACGAACTCCTGCCGTGTCAGCCGCACCGGGCGTGCTGTGTTCATTGCGGCCTCCTTTCCTTTTCCGTTCCAGCCGCGCCAAAATCCTCCCGGAGCGACTTCAAGCGCGCGGCGATGTCCGAAGATCCTGTGTGCTCGGCGTCGAGCCGCGCTATCATGCGCAGCCTCGCCGCGAGGCACCTCGGGAAGAACCTGCCGTTGATTCTCATCGCCTGCGAGACGAGGTCCGCACGGCGTTCTCTGTATTCATTCTCTGTCATAATAATTTTTTCTTTTTCCTGTAAATTAAAATTCTGTTTCTTTCTCCCACGGCGGAGGAATCCGTCACCGGAGCGTGCGGATGAACAACTCGAACTGCCGCGCGTCGTCGAGCGTCTTCGCACGCAGCCTGACCGGACGGCGTTTCTGAGGCCGTCCGTCCCTATCTCCTGCACTTTCCACCACGCACTGGTAAGGCCGGTGTTCTTCTTCGAGCATGTCGAGCAGCCTGCCGATGTTCCTCGGGGCCACCGCCTCGTCCAGCACGTAGCCGAATCCCTTGTATGACGACTGTCTCATGCGTCACTCTCCTGTCTCCTCGTGGTACTTTCGCAGGGTCTCCTTCACTCTCCTTGCGGCTTCTTCGGCCTGCTCTCTGGTGCGGAAGTAATTACAGGAACGCCACAGCAGACGATCAACCTTATCATCGGCTTCAAGGTGCGACATGATGCTCATGGTATCCGTGAAGTAATAACATTTTCCTTTCTTTGCTCGCCACCTGATTTTCTCCACACGCTTCTCTTCCTCGTTCCACCGCAGGCCCTGCTCTTTCAACTTGTCGAACAGCTTTGCTTTCGCAGATTCGGGCGCATATGTCAATTCACTGTTACCCCATCTGTTATTTGGAGATGTGCTGAAAGAAATGTCCCCATAGCAGTTTATCCCGACATAGTATGCGTGGAATCCCTTGCGATCCGTACTCTTGTAAATGAAAGGGCAAGACCAGCATACATCTTCGACGGACACGAGCACGTCCCCGTCCTTGAACTCCTGCACTTCTTTCTCAATTGTCACGATCCCGTCCTTGACGACAGCCTTGCAGCCCTCGGGAATGGCGATTGTATCGCCGCTTTGTAACTCTACTTTCATAATTCTTCTATTTATAATTGTTCTAATTTATACTTGCATTCCCTCTGGGTATTTTGTCTTCTGTGCTCGATAATTTTTACCCGCTTTCTTGCCACATTTTGGGCACACCTTATTGGGAATTACTTCATTATGGTAAAACTCATCGTCATATCCATAGCCCTTAGTGGTATATCCACAATGTTCACACTCATATATGGCCTGAAAATCTCGGCGATATTGTGATATTATTTTCTTTATTTTCATACTATTTACTTTTTATGTTTCTTTTTTCTTTTACTTGCACAAGGTGTTGACCCTGCACGTGATTTACTCTTTTTGTTGTACAGATAACTATAATCAATCATTTCCGCATGATTTAAATGCACAGGAATGATATATTCTCTTCTTAATTCTCTTCTTAATTCGTCCATACATTAATCTACTAATTCAAAACCATACGCTACCACCCACGGGTTACTCTCCCACGTGCCTTTACCCATAATTTTATCAATTAATGATATAAAGGCTTCGTGTGGAGTATCAAATAGAAGTAATTCGTTCTTATGTACATAATACCCCCACAGACTATCATCAGACCATACCTCATCACGATAACGATGATACCCAATCCCTTCATGAAGACACTCTCCTTCAGAAATATCCTGTAAGCGTTCCACCTTAATATCGGTAATTCTGATGTGGTGAGGGAGCAAGTCGGCTTTCACGAACATTTTATTATTCCAACCAGCACCCATTTCGTCCATAGTAAGGAGGTTATCACCAATTTTATATAAGCCCAATACAGTTTCGGCTTCGGCTCTCTCATCGGCAATACTCTTGTAGCTTTGTGCAATCGCCACGACTTCGCCGACCTTGTAATGTGTGCGCTTTAACACATACTCGTCTACCGAAAGGTATTTTTCTTCGCCTATCGGTTTGTAAATAAAATCCTCGTACCAAACATCATATTCATCCAATAATGACTGTGGAACTGCTCTCCTTGTCATTGTCTTTGTCCCGTCAAGCACTGCCTGCGTGAGGAAATACCTATCATTAAACATTATTTTCTTACTCATTATCTTCTTACTCATTATTTTCTTACTCATATTTTTATTGGTACCCATAATTGCTGTAATTGCAATTACAAAGATTTCATTGTAACTAATGAAGAAGACGGCGAACATTATTATCCTATTACAGATCTTTCTTCTATCGGGCAGTACACGGGCTTGAAAGATAAGAATGGCAAAAAAATATTTGAGGGGGATATTGTGAAAGGCGTAAGTCATAAATCTGACAGTTGTATAAGTGAGTTGATACCATTCGATGTAATTGGAGTTGTGGGGTATCATAAGGAATATCAAACATTAGAAGTTCGTACAAGACAGGCATCCCTACACATTGAAGTTGCTATAAAAGGTGAGGTTATCGGTAATATTCACGATAACCCCGAGCTAATCAAGTAAGCGTATGAAGAAAAGACTAATTCCTAAACACTGCACGTTGCCAGTCTACCATTGCGTTGATGGCATAGATACGGTGAATTGCTGGGCATTCCTTAACGAAAGGTTTTAGGAATGCTTGCATAAGAATTGCGACCTCTACAAGGAAAGCGAGGTAAATAAATGAGCAAGGCTTTTGTAATAGACATCCCTCTGTATAATAGAGATCTATTAGTCGTCTTCGGAGATAGGGGCTATCTTGTAAACCAAATATCTGAAGCTTATAATATCCCTCTTCAGTCTGCATATTCCATAACTGAAGATATAGATGATTACAGCACGGGAAGGTATTATTTCAACACAGAAAAAGGCAAAAGGTTTCTTTGGATGTCGAAAGTGCCGGAAAAACCGCAAGAGTATGCTACACTCGGTCATGAGATATTTCATGCTGCTTTCGGGATTATGAACGAAATAGGCGCAAGTCCTTCCAAAGATTCAGAAGAAGCCTACGCCTATCTAATAGGCTATCTCACGAAAGAGATATACACATCATTCAACGGTTCTCATGAATCGTAGTCTTAGGATGGCGCTTTGCGTACTCCTCGGTGCAATAGCGACCGTTGTCGGCTCTACGATAGGAACCATCATCTTTTTTGGTATTCTTTGTCATGACTAAAAGAATTAAATTTTGTGGCAATATTACCAACAAGTATTTGGCAAATATTGTAGGTTTTTTGTCAAAGTGTACATAACTTCCATAACGCCAGTTGCCAAAGCATTTTGCTCTGAATAATATTTCTCTGTTCATAATTGTTTATTGTTTTATGAATTTATCTAACAACCCTTTTTCTTTGCACATTTCGAGTGCTTCTAAGAAGTAGTATGGCGAGTTCTTTATTGCGATAACTCCACTTGTACCTTTGCGCCACATTTCGGTTTGCCAATCCTCCATTGTCATGGTGATAGATATGCCATGCTTCTGTAGCACTTTGTTGATTTCGGCACATTCCTCATACGCCTCATTTATCTGGAACACATTACGAACACATATAAGGATATAGCCTCCATAATCAAGCAGAATTTTCTCAAAAACTTCCATGGCCTATATCATTTAATGAAACACATCCAAATAGTATGCTGTCCTTTGCCTGAAGTATGCCCAAACAGCGGTTTTCTCCCGATAACCTCGATTATTTTTCCAGTCGTTATCTGCTGCTCGTTCCATTTGAATATAAGTACTCCGTTCGGCTTCAGAACTCGCATACACTCGTCAAATCCCTTCTTTATATCGTCCTCCCATATCGGGAACAGGCGACCGTACTTCTTCGCCAGCCATGATGATTTGCCGAGATGTAACAGGTGTGGAGGATCGAATAGAACCAGACGGAAGCTATTCGCCTTGAACGGCATATCTCTGAAATCACCGACCACGTCAGGTATGACTTCCAAAGTACGCCCATCGCATAGTGTCGTTGTTTCTTGGCGAATATCCATAAATACAGCATCAGGATTATCCCTGTCAAACCAGCACATACGGCTTCCGCAGCAGGCATCTAATATTCGTTTCATGTCGTTATTGTCTTTTTAGTTTCAAATATCTGCAAAACGGTACCAGCAGGTAGTCTGTAAGACTTACATAGAAGCCTTTGAACTCGTCGCCGTCTGCAAGGGTCTTGAATACCGTGTATGGAACATACAGCAGATATACAAGTGGAACTGAAACGACGGCAAATATCCAGGAGCACACAATGAGCCGATTAACCCGATGTACTCGCCTGTATGGTATATCCCCATCACTTGTTTTGTCTTGACACCATGTTACTTCCGACAGTTCATTGAAATTGCCGGATGTTTCTCCACTTTCAAGACCCGTGTTGAGCCATATTCTTTCTGGAATGTTCTTCATTGTCTTTCACTCCTCTACCTTTATTGGTATTCCGTATCCGTCCATAGCCCCTAAGACTATGATACATCCAGCCTCTACCTTGAAACCTGCTTTAACGTGTCCGTCAAAGTCGATTTCTATATAACCATTTTTATTTGGGTTATTTACTCTTTTCATATTACTTTTCTATTTTAAGTTCCTTGAAAACTCCGCTTATGCCATTGTTGTGACCATAAGCCAATTCTTGTAATCCATGACAGACAACACCACAGAAATCTTCGTTGTAAAAAATACAGTCCTTACAACTGCCACTTTCTGTGGTAAAGATGTACTGCTTGTCGTTGATTGTTATTGAGTTCATAATTTTTACTCTTTAGTCCAAATAAACCGCTGAAAACATAAGAATGAATGCCACAAAAAGCAAGATAAAAAGCCATCTCGCAATCACATCTACGTGTGCCACCCATGCTATATCCCAATTTACAAAAGCAAATGCCATATAAAGGGCTATAAAGAAAATAACACACAATTGTAATAATACTTTAATCATCTTGCAATCCTACAATTACCTTGTTTATACTTCGCATATGGACGTGAAATCCATATTGGCTCTGACTTGATAAACCAACCACCCTGCAACAGCTCCGCACGTGACATTGGTTCGCTCGCTTCAAAAGATATATTCTTTCCACAACGAGCGCAATTACACTCTTTTATCACTACATACCTGCGTTCTTTTTCAACGAGTGGAGCTGCGTACATTTCCTCAATATGTACGTGTCCGAATAGTCTGCAAATAAGTTTTTTAATCATAATTCCTCCTTTTCAAATTCTGTTTTAGGAACTCTACCGATCATATACACATGATCCGGCTTTAGAGTAGGAAAGAATTTTCCATATTCTTTGTAGAGTCTTCCTCGTTCATTAAGTGAAATATACACAAAAGTGTCTGTTCCATTTAATACATTGTTCTTTGTAAGGTAAACCTTACCTGTCTTTGATAAGTTATTTCCATTGACTGTAGGTTGATAGTACAACCCACTTGCTTTATGTTTAATTCTGTATGGTTTCATACTCTATTACTCTATTACTCTATTCTTTTGCACCTTTACTTATTTCTCTCTATACAGAATCAATATATTCGTTTAGTAGTTCTCCGTGATTAGTCGAATATGAAGTTTCATAACCTTTCATATGCGGTTGATAATTGTCTATTCGACCTAACAATTGTGTGTGTACATATCGTAACCACTTTGTGTTAAGAGGTGCGTAATTTCTGTACGCTTTGCAAGCCTTTTTTATCTTGCGTGGAATATATTTACTCATACCTTCAATGCTTGTTTAATTCGTTTCTTGTAGTCCTCATTTGCTGCGTCCATCGCCTCCTCTAAGGTGTCGTACCATTGGGTTAGTGTTTCGTAGATGGTCGCAAATGCGTATCGTGGTTCATCTACTGATGCTGATTTGCAGATATGATAGATAAATTCAAATATGCCATTGTCAGCAATCAAACCTTCTTGCGACTCCTTAAATAGAAGTCTTGGAATATTCTCCACCACGCTCTCACGCCCTGCGTTGAAAGCCGCCTCAATATCTCTTTCTTGATACAAAGGCATATTAGGGAAATTGCCATCTTTGAAGTAGATAGCGTTTTCTTTTGCCTTTGTTAAATATTCTTCTGCTAAATCTTTCTGTGTCATATTGAATTTGTTTTATTAATCTTCTAATATTTTCTCTATTTCATTCAAGGAAAGTTCCGAAAACATGTTAAAAATATCTTTAACAATGTAGGGTTCGGAAGCCATAATGCGTGCAGCAATATGAAACTTCCTATTAGTGTCTTTTATCTCAATATTGATTTGTTTTAGTTATCTTCTGTTTGATTTACCTGTTATTGTTACTCTTCTTGTGATAGCGTGAAGTCTATCGACAACTCTATCACCATATTTAGCTTTCAAGTGCTCATCGTCCAAGTTGGTGGAGAACATCAATAGCTTGCCGTCACGTTCCGCTGCATCGACGAGTTCTGCAAATGGCACTCGCTTGTTTCCGTAGATATTGGAAATATCCTCCGTCCCCACGTCATCAACATAAATAACGTGTCTGTTGATAATCTCATCGGGCGACTTGTTTAGTTCGTTTGCCGTGCAGATTGTCACCACCTTCCTGCAATAGTGGTTAAGAAGTAAAGGAATTATCCTCATGCCAATCAGTGTCTTTCCGACACCGCATCCACCCACCAGCATCAAACCCCTGCCTTTGTTGTCGGAGAGCCACCGGACTATCTTATCGTAGTCAGCATTCCACTTTGCATCATCGCCACAGAAATACTTTAAGCCCCCCTTGAGGTGTATCCCTGCATTTGGCACACGGATTTGCACCTTATCGGGCAGTGGCTTATACGTTGTATCCCGTAACCGCTCAATGGTTGCTTTGAAGTCTATCTGTTCCATTTACCAATCGCTGTCTTTGTCGTAGTTCATTTCAGATGATTTGAGGGCGGTGGTACTCTTTGGCACTTTCTCCCTGCTTGCCCACGTTTGCAACCGTTTTGCGGTTTCCCACGTCTTTTCAAGTTCAAAGCGCATCTTAGTACCCGACTTGTTCTTTTCTGTCCAATAGTTGAAGAATGCACGTATCATCGTAGGCGCGTAAGCTCCACCACGTGAAGAAACGAAAGGAATAAGACTTTTTTCAAACGCTTTCTCTCGTTCCTTACATTTCGCTTGTAAAGACGTTAAAACCTGCTTTGATTGTTCGTTGGTTTTCTTCTTTCCAAATCGATAATCATCACACCTATTCACGACAAAGAATGTCCCTTTTGGGTTGGCAATCGTGTCTATGTCTCCTTTGTTAGCAAGTGAGGATAAAACGTTTCTACACGTCTGTAAAGACAATCCGCAATCATTTGCAAGGCTTCGATAACTTGTGCGTGAAATACCGTCATCGTCAGCCCCTACGATTAGCCGTAACATTACAAGCTGTTCATGGGGGGAATATCGAATGGTAAACTTGTCATCAAGTTTTATCATTATTTGACTTTACGCACCGTTTGTTAGTTTATAATCTTTATGCCGTACCGATTCTTAAACAAGTCTACCGCCCATTTAGGCACGTGTGATTTGAAAAGCACTCCACCATCTGACGGCTTTTCGTCTTTATGCGCTTCTATATATGCTTCCAACTCATCAACATACTTCTTTAGCAGTATTGAGAAACTTGTATCAGGACTTTCCGAACCATGTATGTGAAATCTGTTTTTGATATATTCTACATCTGCAAGAAAAGACTTGTTAAAGACAAAAGCCTCGTTATTGCCGTGGACGTAGATAACAGCAAATATTCTCGCACAAGTATCTGTGCTAATAGCAGGAATACCAGCTGAAAGGCACGCCTCGTTCCATAACTCTTTTAGTAGTGTTTCCTTTTGCATACTAACTTTTTTTGTGCATGTTGACGATACAAAGGATTGAACTCTTCATCGCATAAGATAGAATCATATACTTGCTCGTATGTATAGCTTTGAAGTTCATTACATATCTCTGGGATTGTTTTGTCTGCCATGATAAGTTCTCTTACCTTGTCTCGTGGCAAATCTATAACGCTCCACTTGGAATCCTTATATTGCAATCGATAACGCTCTCTTGCCTTCCTTGCTTGTTCCTTTTCAAGGAATTTTTGCTCATCAGTCTGAATCTTTACACCCCATCTTACAAGATGCCTTGCAAGCGTATTTCTGTCAACTCCTACTTTCTTGGCAAGATTGCGTTGAGACACTCCGTATTTAAGAGCGATAAGAATATCGTTTTTCTGCTCTTCAAGATTCTTAAACACATAAGCCTGTGGAGCTTTCGTCCCTAAGGCACGACCAAGCAAAATGCCCTGCTTCATCTTTAATCTTAATCCTTCCTTGGTGCGTTGCCTAATCATCTGTCTTTCAATTTCCGCTGCCAAGCCAAAGGCAAAAGCGAGAACTTTGCTTTGTATGTCATCACCAAGAGTAAATCGGTCTTTCACGGTATAGATAACACAGCCCCTGTCCATACAGAAGTGAAGAATATCCATGACCATGTACAAGTCACGTCCAAGGCGTGAAATTTCTGAGCAAATTATCTTATCCCCTTTCTGAACTTTCTTTAATAGTGGACCAAGGTTGCGCTTGTCTGGGTCTTTTCCTCCACTTACACCCTCATCGGTAATGTATGTCTCTATCGTCCAGTTATTGTCTTTTGCAAACTGCTCTACTCCTTGTTTTTGTGAGTTCACATCTTGTTCATCAGACGAAACTCTTAAATATCCGTATATCATTTTCTTATCTTATAAAACTTATAACCTTTTGTTTTGTACCCTCCATAAATTGCAGAGGATATTTGATGCTGTGTAAGTCCTAAATCATTAGCTGCTTCCGTGAAAGATTCATACACTTTATCATTATTCACGCACCATACAGGTTTTTTGCAGCCTTTCCCCCATTTAGAATGGGGGTCCTGTGCCTGCTTATATGATTGAGTTTTGGCATACGCTGCCAATTTTTTCTTCGTCTCATCAGTGTGCCTTATTGGTGTATGCCCTTTTACCCATCGACCTTTACTGTCTCTTTGATGGTCTCTCTTATAAGAGAGTTTATGGAGTGTGCAGTCTTTGTAATGTTTGTCAAATGTTTCTTTATCTACCCATTTGAAGCCTTTGTATGATTTGCCTGTTTTGATAGACTTCCAAATAGCATCACGTGGAATACCATACTTCTGTTTAGCAAGTGCCATTGATTCGAACCAACCAGCCATGCTTCCATCTTCATTCAGTGCAACTACCGCTCTCATTGAAATATCACATTTGTTAATTGTTTGCCATTACTGAACACCGCCCACTTGCCTTTGCCGTTGGTGTCGATGAGTTTCAAGTCCTCAACATTGCCGAAGCGATTGATGTTTCCGCAAAGGTCTACAAACCACGCTTGCTTTCCTTTGTATGGTCGTATCTCTCTACCTACTATCTGATAATACATAGCAAGCGACATCGTAGGGCGTGCCATCACCACTGTATCAAGCTCTGGATAATCAAAGCCAGTTGTCAATACTCCTACATTCACAACCACCTTTATTTTACCGTTCTTAAAGTCGTTTAATATGCGTTCACGTTCTGTCTTTGGTGTTGTTCCAGATACCATTTCGCAGCATTCAATGCTTTGTGTCAGCCGTTCAGCTTCTTTCAGAAAGCGAGTAAAGACTAATATGCCTTTTCTTGCTCCGCCACGCTTTGGGCAAAGCAACCGATTAACAATACTGACTAAATAGCCGTAGAAATCAATTCTATTGTATTCTGCTTCTACTGATTTATCCGTGTAGTCAGCACCAGTTGAGTTTGCTTGCAGGTTATTCTCGTTCCACCCTAATGGGTTCATTTGGAAGTAATCTATCTTTGAAAGAAATCCCATATCAAGTAAGGTTGAAATCTGTACTTGATAGATAACCTTAGAGAAAATAAGGGGTCGTGTTCGGGTAAGGAATTTTAGCATTGCGCCAAAGCTGCTTGAGCTTAATCTGTAAGGAGTGGCGGTAAGCCCTAACACCTTACACCCAGTAGCGTGTATAAATTCTTCGTACATACCGCCTTTTGCGTTGACAAAGTGACACTCATCTATGATTACGTTATTGAAGTGCTGAAAGTCATCTGTGTGTCTTATCACGCTGCCTATCGTTGCAAATGTGATACGACTTATATTCTTTGAATTAAATGAAGCCGAATAAACAGAGCAATCAAGTACTCCATAAGAGCATAGTTTCTTATAGTTCTGTTCAAGTATCTCTTTTGACGGCTGAAAGACAAGCGTATGCCCTTGCAGTCTGTTAGCAATGTCAGCTATCACCAATGATTTCCCACAACCCGTAGGCATCACCATAATAGCGTTATACTTTGCTTTCTTATCATTAAAAAAGGCTACCGCTGTATCGGAAGCCTTTTGTTGGTAGTCACGAAGTTTATACATCATATCCTTATTCCTTTCTCTTCGCTCAATTTCTTAACTAATATTGAGTAGTATTTTATCAATTCTTCCAGTTCAAAGCAAGACCACTTCTTTGTGCTGCGTGCCTTGACTTCTAATAATTGAAACCGCTGCATTCCTATCTTTCGGATAAGGTTCTCACGATAACCGATGAGGTGGTCGGCTGAAAACCTGTTGCAGAAACGACATTCACTATTGCAATTCTCCTCATCGAAGCGAGTAGACATGTGTCTTCTCGAATGATAATGCCCACAGTCGGATTGGTCGAAAGGCTTTATCTTTCCGCACGATATACAACGAAATGTGCCGTTGGGGAAAGCATCTCGCAATCTGATATACTGGCTAAATACCTTATCCAGTTTCTTAACCAAAGTAGCTTGGCTTGCTTGCCGCTTCTTTGGTTTGTCTGTTTTTTTATTCTTCAAATAATACATAGTCAATGTAGGCGGACTCGAACCACCACTGACAGAACCAAAATCTGTTGTGCTACCATTACACCATACATCGGTTTGCCCCACCGCTGTGAGGCTGTGAAAATAAACTATTAAATATTATGAAATTACAACTACTGTGCTTTGGGCAGGATTCGAACCTGCATTTACGTCTAAATCATATCCTAATCTTTTCGCAGAGGGATTCGAACCCACCAGCTTGTACTTCGCTTCTTCTACGTCTCGATTAACTGACGCGTGCTACCATTACACTATGCTACTTCGATTAAAAGTATGTGCGTCTACCGATTCCGCCACCAAAGCAGGTGTGGGGACACCTCCCCACTGAAAAATAATTGAATTATGAAGAATACCCTCACGGGCTTACTTCTCTATGAACGGAATCTCGGGCGCAATTTCCCTGATGGCTGCAATCTGCCCGTCAATGATAGTGTCCAAAGTCTGGTCCACCACTTCCTGCGCACCGGGCGACACGAGCTGCACGGTAACATCGTGCCCGTCGATAGTGGCGTAGGTCTCAACCTCAACCGTCTTTGCCGGCGTATCCTTGAAGATGGGCAGCACGACGGAGAACCGATCCGGCATGTTTGAATCCACAATCTGCGAGTAGTTGTCCGTGTATGAGCCGTTCTCCTTGCGGTCCCGTTCGTAGTCGGTGTTGACCTTGGCCTTGAAGTTCTTGAAGACCGACACCAGCTTCATGTTCTCGTCACGGTTGGAGAAGTAAGCACGGTTCATCTTGATGAACTGGCTAAGCTGAATAGGCTCCCAGGCGTAACCGTCGTTGATGTGGAACGCCGCAAACTGACGTGACAGCTGGAGCTTGCCGGAAACAATCATCTTGTTTCGTGCGTCCGTCTCGTTTGCGACGAGCGTCATGGAAAAGTTGTCCCTGTCCACGATGATGTGGGTGTGTCCGCGGTCTATCTGCCCCTCGCATCCCCACCGCTTTTCGAGGAATGAGAGGATTGAGCCGATCGTACCGGTGATGTTGACCTTTTCGGGTTCGAGCACCGGCAGCTCGTTCGCTTTGTCCACTTCCCGGATGACGACCTCCGCTTTCGTTACGCCTTGTCCGAGATTGATTTGCATTTTTTCGTTCTGCATGATTGAATGTTGTTATGGTTATTACTCTGCTTTGCGCATTTCTTTGAAGATAGTCGGCGAAAGCTCCTCTTTCGTGGCAGGACGGCTCGACACGAGCACGCCCTCTGCATTATAGAAGCACGCCATGCGTTCTTCCTCGTCCACGAACTTGTAGCACTTCTCGCTCACGATACGGCTCTTGGCCTTGATGTCGCCGAGGAGCGTTTTCACATCCTCCTTGAGCGGCTTCAGCTCGAGGTTCACTTCTGCCTTGTAGTCTTTGACGGCCTCATTGAGGTCGTTGATTTTAATGGATTTTTCGGCAAGTTCCGTCTTCTTCTTTGCCAGTTCGTCGGCATCGAATGCCTTGCTGTAATCCATTTCTACCACTTCGTCTGCGTTGTCAAGGAGGAACTGCTTGCGCTCGTCCAAGTCCTTGATGTCCTGTCCTAATACTTTCTGCATAATTTTGTTTGTTTATAAAAATTCTTTATTACGTTCGATTTCTATTTCCATCTGCTGAATGATGATGTACTCATCAGCACTCGGCAGATAGATACCTGCTTCTTGTGAAGCCCAATTCCTGAACCTTTCTATTGACAAACTAAACTCGCTTGTATCAAGGTCAGCACTGCTTCTAAGGACTTTTATCTTCCCCAAATACTTATCTTCTTTTTCTCGGATAAATAAATCGGGGTTTACAAGTTTCTTATAATATTGCTGCTTAACCCATTCAAGCGTGTTACCTGTTTGTGTACCGAAATAAGCAAGGAGGACGTGCAAGTACCTGTTCTGCGGTAAACTTCTTCTTGGCTTTTTCTCGGTCAACTCAACGATTTTTCCACTCTCTGCCAACTTCTTTGCACGAAGCAGGAAATTAGCCTTGTCAAGTGGGGAAGAAAGATTATATATCATTAGAATGGTGTATTATCTTCCTGCGGTGGATAATATGGTTGCTGAACAGGCGGCTGCTGTACAGGATAGCTACCTTGTGGCTGTTGCGCCTGTCTTACTTCAACTTTGAAAGGTCGCACGTGTACAAAGTATTTCACTCGTCCGTCTTGTTCTCTAAGCTCGCTACCCTGCAAATCGAAAGAAACTGTAACAACTTGTCCAACTTGAATATTATCAAGCAAAGACGTTTTTCCCCCCATAAAATCAAAAAGAATTTTATCTCTGTGAGTATCTTCCATTAGAACAAGGATTAAGACTTTTAATTTGAGCTATGCTCTTTGCCTTGATAATCTCTGTGAGTATCTTCCATTAGAACAAGGATTAAGACTGTCAGCCTGTCGTTTTGCAACTGCACCCCAACCTCTGTGAGTATCTTCCATTAGAACAAGGATTAAGACAAATACACTCCATCATATACAAAAGCCGATGTATTCTCTGTGAGTATCTTCCATTAGAACAAGGATTAAGACAAAACAAAGGTATTCTCGAAATCAAAACAACGCAGACTCTGTGAGTATCTTCCATTAGAACAAGGATTAAGACCCTGAAAATAATGCGGGTAAAGTCTCCCTGCTCTCTGTGAGTATCTTCCATTAGAACAAGGATTAAGACAGTTCAGCGAGAACAATCTGACCATCTTCTGTCTTCTCTGTGAGTATCTTCCATTAGAACAAGGATTAAGACGACGCCCAGCATCTTTTCGTTTGCCCCCGCTTTTCCTCTGTGAGTATCTTCCATTAGAACAAGGATTAAGACCCGATGTTGAATTTCGTTTTAATTTCCATAATCTTTACCTCTGTGAGTATCTTCCATTAGAACAAGGATTAAGACCAGCATCAGTG